AGTTCCCACGTGACCTGGATGAAGCCCACGAAAAGATGGTGGAAGAGGTCAATAAGGAAAAACTGGACAAGCATTTGAAGGATGTTGCGGCGCGCTTCCCGAACATTCGACACAGCTACAGGAAGTTGAGAAAAAAATATTATTACGAGGATGATACATACATCATCAGACCGGCAAAGGCAGCAGAGGAAATAGTAACAGAGAGACGAGTACTTCATCATTGCGTTGGCGGAGATAACTACTTAGGAAAACACAATCGGGGAGAGACGTACATACTTTTTCTGAGGTTCAAGGACACACCAAATATGCAATATGTCACTGTCGAGATTGATTCCGAAGTGCCGAACATACTGCAATGGTACGGAGCTCATGATAAGAAGCCTGACCAGGAGAACATACAGAAGTGGCTCAACGCTTACATACGAATGCTTGTGAAAGGAACACTGAGGACAGCAGATATGCCGGCAATGGCTATAGCATAGGAGAAAAACATGATTTTTATAAATTCACCATTCACGATTCTGGATGAGGCTTTTCGGGGACTCTATCCAGACAAGAAATACAAAGCCTGCATTGAGCCGGACATAAAAGACGATGAAGGAAATCAAGCGTTCGGGTTCACGCAGTTCAACAAAGGAGAAATACCGGTCATCGCAATCAGTGCAGAATTGAGCATCACGGATGCAACGGAGATATTCGCACATGAACTGGCTCATGTAGCAGCAGGCGAGGAAGAAGGTCACGGAGAAAGATGGGACGAGGAGTTCCAGAAGATATTTAATGAGTACAACCGGATAGGCAGGGAAAGGTTCGGAGAAGACAGAAAAGAGGAGGATATATGGAATACGTGCAGATGACACTCGATGACTGGGTGCAAATGAAACAGAAACTGAGACAGGAACTTATAGGAGTGAAGCAGAGCTTCGTAAGAATAGGCTATACACTCAGACAGATTGACGACCAAAGACTTTATGAAAATGATGGCTACAAGAGCATAGCAGAATTTGCTA